TAATAAAAAAGACCTGTTTGATGATCCACAAGCAGAAAAAGATTATGCAGCATTTATTGTAAATAGAGGCCTATCATATTTTCCAGATACAATACTCTATGCAAATGAAATGAATCGTAATCATGATATACCAAAAAGATGGCAATTTGAATTCCTTAGAAATGCTATAACTAAAAAAAGACGTTTTAGTAAATGGCACAAAAAGAATATAGTTGAAAATGATATAAAATTAATTATGAAACACTACAAATATTCACAACAAAAAGTCTTTGATATCATCGATTTGTTAAGTCAGGAGAGTATAAATAACATTAGATCACTCTATGAAGAGGGTGGCAAAAATTAATAGAATATAAATAAATCTATAATAATAACAAGAAGGTGATTTATTATGACAGTTGCGATGGTATATTATGATTGGACACCCGATGCAATGTTGGAAGTTGACTTGATTGAACCAGATAACTTTCTGAAAGTCAGGGAAACTCTTACGCGGATAGGCATAGCTTCTAGAAAAGAAAAGAAGTTGTTTCAATCATGCCACATTTTACACAAACAAGGAAAGTACTTTATAGTACATTTCAAAGAATTATTTGCTCTCGATGGCAAAGAATCTGATATCTCAGTCTCTGATATAGAGAGACGAAATGTCATTGCAGAGTTATTACAAGATTGGGGATTGCTTAAGATATTAGATAAGTCTAAAGCAGAACCAAAAGCTTCCCTCTCTCAAATAAAAGTTGTATCTTTTAAAGAGAAAATTGATTGGGAATTAGTGCCAAAGTATAATATTGGTGGAATTAAAAAAAGTAAGGAGTAATCATGGCTATAAAATTAGAACTTGAAGTGAACGAAGTAAATTTAATTCTTAGATCACTAGGTAAACACCCATTTGATGAGATTGCCGCATTAATTGGTAAAGTTAAAACACAAGGTGAAACTCAGCTTGCTGAACAAGAAAAAGCAGCAGCAGAGGCAGCACCAGTTGAAACAGAAGGCGGAGATCCCGCTTAATAAAAATTAGGGAACTTTAATAATTTCCCTTACAAAATTTGTATGTCTTTTTGATATATAGATGTGTATAGGTTAACTATACAATGCTCAAGGTAGACCTGTCATTGACTCTCTACTGAACTGCTTATTTAAAAATTCTTAAATAAGGAGAAACATTATGTGGACAAAACCTGCTGCGACAGAAATGCGCTTTGGATTTGAAGTTACAATGTACGTAATGAACAAGTAATTGTTTAACGTATTAAAAGAGGGAGCTTAGGCTCCCTTTTTGTTTAGAATATAACCTTGGACCGTTATATCAAGTTCGAGATCTTGTAAAAAATCTCAAAAATATGTTTACATTAATTCTTTTTCGTGATATAATGTAATTTTTGGTATTAAGGAGAATATTATTAACCAGAACAAAAGATTTATAAAACGTAAACCACCTCAAGAAGAAGTAAGAGGATTAAAGGTTCTTGTGCCTGAAGGTGGGTTTGAACGTGCAATGAGAAAATTTAAGAAGAAAGTTCAGGAATCTGGTCTACTTCAAGAGTTAAAAGAACGTGAACAGTACGAAAAACCTACAACAAGAAGAAAAAGAGCAAAAAGCCAGGCACGCAAACGCTGGTTAAAAAAAGTTGCTGAATCTAAGTTACCACCTAAATTATATTAATGGCAGCAAAAAACGATATAACTGGGGATAGTATCCAAACAAAAGGCCCATCAAAAGCATATTCAGATAATTATGATGCAATTTTTGGTAAGAAATGTCCTGTATGTAAGTTTAAACAGAACATGGATAAAGAACCCCCTGTAATACTTTGTCAATCCTGTGGAGCATATTTACAATGAATAATGATGAAAACAAACATAAACATATTAGAGATATAGATTTACAAAAAGCAGCAGAAGTTACCAATGGTAACATGTATGAATTAATTGTCTTTGCCGCAGCTCATGCAAGAAATATTGCAGCAAAGAGAAATAAGATTGATGCAAGGGACGGTAAACTACATAGATATGAATACAAGCCTTTGAATCAAGCTCTTGATGATTTTCAAAAAAAGATCATTAAGTAGTATAAATAGTATTGTATACGCCTTCGGGGTATACATTTTATTAACTCGCTTCAAGCAAGGAGAAAAAAATGACTAAAATTCATTTCGGGAACCTATACCCATCAACATTAGGTTTTGATAGAATGTTTAATGAACTAGAAAGTATGTTAAACAATTCAATTGATCATACATCAGAAAAATTCCCACCTCACAACATCATTAAAGTAGACGATGAGAAGTATGTCGTCGAATTGGCAGTTGCTGGCTTTGATGAAGATGAGATTGACATTTCTGTCAAGGAAGGTGTTTTATCTATCGAAGGTAACAAGAAAGAAGTTGCCGAGAAGATAGAATATCTACACAAGGGTATTGGGACTCGATCATTCAAGAAAACTCTTAAACTCATTGACACTATTGAGGTACATGGTGCACAATATAAAAATGGTATTTTAAGAATTGGTCTTGAAAATGTGATTCCGGAAGAGAAAAAGCCGCGTAAAATTGAAATTAATAACAAGAAAAATGTTAGTTTTTTCAAGCAAGAGCTTTTATCTGAGGAAAAATAACAGGGTGGGGAGCTTGTCTCCCCTCTCTTTTTGGAGAATATATGAAAATTTATGAAGTAACAAATAACACACTACCAACTGAAGATGTATATCTTCTTGACTTTTATGCAACATGGTGTCAGCCATGTAAAATGCTAATGGAAGTGATCAAAGATATGGATAGTGATGTACCGGTTTATAAAGTCAACATTGAAGAAAATATGGACTTAGCTAAAAAATTCAATGTCCGTGGTGTGCCTACCTTAGCAATAATGAAAGGTGAAGATACTGCTTCTGTAAAATCAGGCTTTATGAAAGAATCTGAACTATTTGCTTTTATTGAGAGCAATCGATAATGGCAAAAGATAGTTATCTACTATCATATCCACCTGTGGCTAGAAATAACTATATATTTAAGATGTCAGCACTTGGTGGTAGATTTTTAGTAGTAGCTGATCATCTTTTGGAACCAGGAAAATTCTTTATAAGATATTTTTCTGATGTAGATACTGCAGCAGAGTATTTGGACTTTATTATTGAAAAGGAAAGAAGAAATGGCAACAAATATTAAGATTTTAAAATTGATGAGTGGTGAAGAACTACTTGGTGATATTATTGACAATGAAGATGATACTGTCACTGCTAAGAACGCAGTTTCTATCGTCTATCAACAAACAGAAAAAGGACTAGGCGCGGGTCTTGCTCCGTTTATGCCTTATGTTCAGGATCCAGTAACAATCAATCGCCATGCTATCGCTTCCAGCGGCGATCCAAATAAGGATATGTTAAACCAATACAATACTATTTTTGGTTCTGGTATCGTCATAGCTGGGGCCAATGAGATGCCCGAGGTTAGACTTAAAAAATAATGTAAAAAGTTTTAAAAAGGTGTTTACATTAAATACATGTCGTGATATAATGTATTTAAAGGTTGAAATAAAGGAGAGAAAACCATGAACATTGAAAACTTAAAACAACACATTATTAATGGCCCAGAAGATGGCCAAACAATTGCTTTCATTAAAAACCAAGATGTATATCTTGTCCAAGCTGATGGTATGAGCGATGCTCTTATCAGACTCCAAAAAATGGGTATTGCTAATACAGGCGACTGGATGTTATCAAACGACAAAGCTGTACTTATTCCTGGTATTTGGGAATATGAACAAGCAATTTATATTGGTGACATGAACCAAGATCAAATAGATGAACTTGCTCAACAACTAAGGGAGGCTGCGTAATATGGCTGACGAAGCTAAATATGTTAAACTTCTACAAGAAATGGATTGGTACTATGAGTACTCAGATGACCAACGTGTATGGCAAAAAGGGTCAACTCAATATCAAGATCTATTAAAAATTGCAAAAAAGGTAGATCCAGACTTTTCAATATGGAATAAATATGCCCCGGAAGATTGCCAACAACAACTTAAAAAGATTATATAAAAGTGTTTACATTAATTAACTAACGTGATATAATGTTTTTATTATGATGATATATGTGAAAAATACTTACAAACCAATGCGTAAATCCAAAAAACGCGTTGATAAATCTAGACGTCCCAGCAAAGTAAAACTTGTTGCGGTCCAAACACATTTTAATCCAGTAGCTAGTGGTATCATACACAGACAGACTCCTTACTATCCTAGTCTATCTAGTGACGCTGGTACTACTGCAAAACCACAACGACAAGAATATACTGGTACTAATATGATTGGCATTGCTACGATGCACAAATCTAATTCTATACCGGTATTTAATGGCGATTCTGCCAAAGACATTAGCAATATGAGGAGAAATTAACATGAAGCTAAGAAACTTAGGCATTGCTGCCGCAGTATTATTAGCGGTAGGCTGTGCTTCAAAAGAAACAAAAATAACTCAAATCGATAACCCATTGGAAGCTGTGCCAGATATTAAGGCACAAGAAGTTGAATTCCTACAAGACCATGGTATGGTTACATTGGAATTTGATGAATCTGGTGCTGAATGGCTTGTTATTGAGTCGACTGGAACATCACCAGTCACATTTAACCATACAAACTCTCGTGAGGAAGCAATGACAGTTGCAACATCTCGTGCTCGAGCAAACTTGGTTGAATTTTTAAATAACAATGTAAAAACAGAAAAGTTTATCGAAGATGTTTCTAAAACAATCTTAAATGATACACTTACAAATGGTACAACAACTACAACTGAACCTATTACTGAGACAGATATCTTTGGAGATCAAAATACAGTAAATACAGCAATTGATCATGTTGCCAATAATGAACAAAGAACTCGTGCTACTAAAGTTGCACAACAAGTGAAACGAACCTTGCATGAAAGTTCTAATGGTATTATTAAAGGTGCCTTGGTTACCAAACGTGTTGTAAATCCAGATGTACAAATGGT